TCACCTGTTCTTTCGTGTTTTGTGTGGAAGAAAACGCGGAGCGGTTTACAAGGCTCACCCCGCGTCAATCACTGCTAAGATCAGGCGGTGCCCATCTTGAGTGCAATCATCGGTCCTGCAACGGAAGCGGTGCCAGTTTCATGACCATTCCAACACCATCGCTGAGTGCCCTTGAGGGCAATCTGGTCGTATCGGAAGTATAGGCTCGAATCGCTGCTCATGGTGATACCACGGCGAGAGCCGAAGGTTCCAGCCATGCGAAGATCGCCAAGGAATCCAACAACGGTCTCAGCAAGATTCGTCAGAGCACTTGGTAGCACTTGAGTAAACACAACTGGCTTGCCCATGAACATCATGTCATAACCACTCGCCACGTCTGCCTTGGTGTTGCCACCAGCAGCGTTAGCAAGACGGGCCATTGCAGCGTAGAAAAATGCGGAATTGACGTACCATGCAACTTGCATTCCGTCGAACTGCGGCAGTTTTGCCATTGCTTCCTCGAAAAATGCCCAATCAAGCTCCGCAAAAGTGTTGTCGCCAGCGGTCGCAGTAACAACAGAGCCAGCGAGTAGGCTATTAGCAAGTCCGACAGCTCCACCGTACGACGATTCGCCGTTTGCACGAAAAACACCGTAGTCCTCGTTATACGCAAACGCCAGAGCCATTTCGTTTGTAATAATATCAGCAAGCGAAACTATGGCATCCTCGTTAAGTTCGTTAGACACTCGCGTGAGAATCATCGCTTTCTTGGCTTCGAGCCGAACCTGACTCCACGACATATCGGAATCAGTGCCCTCACCGTTCTCGCCAGGGTAGTAGACGGTTAGTCCGCTATTGCGTCGTGGAATTGTAGTTGCATCACTTGTCATCGGATAGACATAGGCGTTGCGTCGTGCCACACCATACTTTTCCTTGAGGTCGATGATTGCCGATTCCATAATCTCAGGCACAAGATATCCGCCAGCGGAATTCACGCCCTCAGAATGGACGTTAAGAATCATGCCATTGTCACGGCAATACTGCTTGGATTTCTCATTGCCGCCGATGGTGGCTAGCAAGAAATGCCCAGTGTCATAAGCCGACTGAGCGTCCTTGAACGCCTTGAGGGTTCCGTGGGCCTTCGGAATCGCGAAGTTTTTGCCGGGAACCTGGATTGAGTTGCCAGTTTGCTGGCGATCTTGAAGCAACTGCGATGCTTTCATCTCGATCTTACGAGCTTGTTCCATTTTCGGCTCAAGCTGCTCGGCGGTTTTTAGTGCCTCGTCAACTTGCTTTTGCTCGTCTTCGGTGACTTCGCGATTTTCTTCAGTGGCTACCGCAACGATAGCCGATGCACGTGCTACAGCTTCATCATGCTGAGCCTTCAGTTTGTTGAAATATGACACTAGAGTGCCTCCTGTGCTTAATTCGCAGGGCTGGCACCAAAACAAAGATAGCGGCATCCAGCAACATGCGACGAAACGAAATAAACGTCTCGACCATTTGCCCTATGCCGCTAATTAGTTGCGATAGAGAATTTGTCGTCAGTTAAACTATAGCAAAATCAAAAACCGTGTCAAATCGACTGCCCGCGACGAGTTGCGATCTTGGCGAGAATCGCTCGTGCATCTCGCTTGCGTGCCGAAATTGGCTTTTGCTGCACGCTGTCCGGCACCTTGGCGAACATATCGGCTGGTACGGCAACTGGCTCCACGGCGACGCCTTCAATGCTGTCGGCAAAACCCAAATCAATAGCATCCTTTGCCGTCATCCATGTTTCTTCGACAAGCATCGACTTGATTTCAGTGGCGTCTTTATTGGTTCGTGTTGCGTAAATACCGATCAAGCTGTCGCTAGTCTTGTCAAGAATTTCCGCCGTTTTCTTCATTACACGCGAATCACCAATAGCAACCGTCCAAGGCTCATGGATCATCAACATCGATCCTTCCGCCATAACAATCTTATCGCCAGCCATAGCCATAACGGAAGCAATGGACGCAGCAAGCGAATCGACTACAACAGTCAAGCCGTACTTTTCGCGATGCCGTTTCATGGCGTTGTAAGCTGCCACGCCTTCATCCACTCCGCCGCCAGGGCTATTGAAGTGAACGATAGCCCGCTGTTGCCCAACTTGGTTGAGTGCATCCATCACCATGTTGGCCGAAATGAGCCCAAACCATTCGGGGCCGATTACGTCGTAGATGTAGATTTCATTTCCGTCAACTCGCAGCATCGCAAATCTCCTGCACAAGTGCGTTAATTCGTTCGTCCCATTGGGCAAAATCCTGCTCAAGTGCAGGCTTGATTTGGTCGTAAGTGCAACTGTCGGTTAGTGCGAAAACACGCTGCTTGGATGCGTCGCACCACTTAGCGGCCAGCGATTCGTTGACAGTGTATTTTGCAATGCCGTTTTGCAGCGTCTTTTCAAATGTGCCGTAAAATTTCTCAACGCTGGCAATGAACTTGCTTGGATTATCGGATGCCTGCAGTAGACGGTTTTTCTCAACGCCAACCAAGTGCTCAATATGAGCGTGCACGGCAGGCGATTCCAGCCGTTTTGCCTGTGGTGCCGCCGCTTGCCCGCCTGGAGTCGTGTTCGGATTCTCGAATACGTCGCCACCATCAACGCGGTTATATCCGAGAATGTCGCGGGCCTCGTTCTTATTGAGCAGCATACCCTCAACGGCATTGCGAAGCGTGCTCACGGTGGAATTGAAGTCACCTAAACGCAGAGCAATCGTGTCGAACATGAACTCATAGCGGCCTTGCAGCTTCTCGTTTCGTCCAAGTAGTTTCTTATTCAACTCCTCTTGCCACTTTGTAATCCACGTCATCAGGCAGTTCGTAAGGTACGCTTGGTTTTTTTGCTCAATAGAGTTGTACACCTCGTTTGAGCCGTCACCCAGAATCGACTCCATCATAAACCACAATGCCATGTCTTGGCGGTTATAGCGACGCGACTCCAACGCTTCTGCATCCTTGTTTGACATCGCGTAGGTCTGGAACTTCATGCCCTCGCGAAGCATCGCAACTCTATCGGCGTTTTCAGGCCCTTGATGCTTTTCATTGAATCCATCCAGAAATAACTTTGCCGATTTTTCATCACGAAACATCCCAACGGGTGCCTCTATCATCCCCTTAATCGAAAACCCCTTATTTACCTGCGTGTGATACCGCTTGTCGCCTGCGATACCGCTGTTGAGCGATCGAGATGCGATGGTAAGCAAATCCATACCTTCCACGCCATCCCAGCCAAAGCCTGGAATGTGAATCACGTCCTCATCAGCAAGAATGATTGCTTCCTTGAGCCCGCCAATGGAAGTGACACGCTCAAAAAGCCGCGTTCGATCATTTTCCCCAGGCACGTTGATATGGAACTTCTTGCCCTCGATCAGCATCGTAACAGTCGATTCAGGCTGCAATGGTATCAACTCTTGTAGCTGATTGCCAATCCAGTGAATGTACGCCCGCCCGTTGCCTTTCAAAATCGCGTGAGAAGTCACTTGCGACTTAAATACAATCGGCGTTTGATACTCATTTGGATCTTTGGCTAAGACGTAATGCCGTGAATCGTCGGACGCCACTTCTTTTCCGTTGGCCGTCACGCGATACAATTCCAGCGGCATCACGCCAATATTGTTGGCAATCTTGTTGACGCTATTCCACACGGGTGCATAGCCGAGTGCTTGGCGTGCATTGAGTCTGCGTTCATCTTCGCCGCTCATGCCGCTAAAAAAATCCATCAGCCACTTTACCGGCTTTGCAAATGTCGCCATCTATTTCGTATCCTTAGAAAACAAACAACGAGCCTTTGGGCCGAGGTGGAGCAAGCATCGCGAGACGAAACGCCATTAAAATGGCAACCATTGGGTCAATCTTATCCTTAGATGCCTTTTTGCACGGCATCCATTTACCATCGCTGCCGGTCTTAATGGCTAAATTCAAAGCACACCATTTTAGCACAGGATTGCCATTGTGTCGAATCTTGCCCTTTTCGAGCAAAAGCAGGAATTGGTGCAGTGGTTCGTTGTACATCGAGTAGTTTTGGCGAAACGCCACCGCCTTGAGCCCTTCCTTCGCCAAATCCTCCCCTAGTTGCTGGGCGTTGTGCTGGTCATAGCTCACGGACTCGAAATTGTGCTTTTGGTGATCGGCGAGAATGTCTTGCTTGATTGCGTTGATACAAAACTCTTCGCGACGCACTAGCCCTCTGTCGAGCCATTCAACCCACGGCATATGGGCTGTGTTTCGCTTGCTGTCGGAGTACAGGTAGGCTTTGCAGTCTATCTCATACCGATAAGATATCTTCTCTTGACCATCACTGTCTTTCTCAGTGCCGTCCTCAAAGCGGGCAACGTAACCGAGTCCTGCAAGATCGTCCCAACCGCCAATATCAAAACCGCTAGTGATAACGTCCGCGTCTTCCCACTTCGATAACTCACCTTTACACCTGTCCCATAATGGAGCCTCAATTGCCATCTCAGTCGACGAAACAACTCGATTGAGATGATACCGCAAAAACTGATTACGCTTTGTAACGCTGTAGCCAGCTGCGTTGGCAAACTCTCGCAGGTATTCACGTTTGACACTCACGTCGAGGTTCGGATTTGCCTTGCACCATATCGATTCGTCTTGCCAGTTGTCGTCGCTGTCGATGGCGTACAATGCAGCGAACAACGACTCGTCGGAGTGCTTTTGCTCGATCACGTCAATGGCGTAGTCGCGTTCGGCAATCCAAAGGTTGCTGTCGGTACTACCTTCCGTCGTCAGAACACACAATAGCGGTTGCCGTCTTGCACCTGACGCCGTGACCATCGTATCGAAAAACGGCCTGTGATGCTCTTTCCATGCGTGGAGCTCATCAAGCAATACGCCGTGCGGGTTAAGTCCGTCAAACGGCTTGTCACTTCCGAGAGGCTTAATCTCGCTGCCAGATGCCGGGAATGATATTCGGTGATGACGTATCTTGCTATGAGCCGATAGCGTTGGCGATTTTCGTACCATGCGTTCGGCTTCATCAAAAAGCACCATTGCTTGGTCCTTTTTGGTAGCCGAGCAATAGACTTCCGATACCGCTTCGCCATCGGCAACGGCCATTTTATGGGCAATCCCGGCCCCTAGTTGCGTCTTACCGTTCTTGCGGGCAATCAAAATGATCGCCTTACGGAACCGCC